GAAAAAAGACTATGCGATGAACTAAATATCGAATATATAAATTTAAACCTTCGCACTGGACCTAGCTATATATTTACCGAAGAAGAATATCAGGAGTTGAAATCCGACTACGCCAAATTGTTTTTACAGTTAGAAAATATTGATGAAAACAACTAGTATTTATTTTGAAAGGAGCAATTTTATATGAAACGTGCAGCATTGTATATACGTGTATCCACAATGGAACAAGCCAAGGAAGGATACAGCATTCCCGCACAAACAGATAAACTAAAAGCTTTTGCAAAAGCAAAAGATATGGCAGTTGCAAAAGTATATACTGATCCAGGGTTTTCAGGAGCAAAAATGGAGCGCCCTGCATTACAAGAAATGATATCTGATATTCAAAATAAAAAAATTGATGTGGTTCTAGTCTACAAATTAGACAGGCTTTCACGTTCACAAAAGAATACATTGTATTTAATTGAAGATGTATTTCTAAAAAATAATGTAGACTTTATCAGCATGCAAGAAAGCTTTGACACATCAACACCTTTTGGCCGTGCGACGATAGGAATGTTATCCGTTTTTGCACAATTAGAGCGAGACACAATTACAGAAAGAATGCACATGGGAAGAACAGAACGTGCAAAACAAGGATACTATCACGGAAGTGGCATTGTTCCCTTAGGTTACGATTATGTGCATGGAGAATTAATTATCAATGATTACGAGGCGCAAATTATTCAAGAAATCTATGATTTATATGTGAACCAAGGTAAAGGACAGCAATATATAACAAAACGTATGGTTGCAAAATACCCAGATAAGGTAAAAACATTAACCATAGTAAAGTATGCCTTAACCAATCCATTATATATTGGCAAAATAAGTTGGGACGGCAAAGTGTATGATGGCCATCACTCACCTATAATTGATAAATCTATGTACGATAAAGCTCAAGAAATTATTGCCAGAATGGCTCAAAAAGGTGGCGAACAGCATGGAAATCAATTAGGGCTTTTATTAGGGATTACTTATTGTGGTAAATGCGGAGCTAAAGTATTTCGTTATGTATCAGGAGGCAAAAAATATCGATATAATTATTATATGTGTAGATCAGTAAAGAAAATGCTACCTTCGCTAGTAAAAGATTGGAACTGCAAACAACCTAGTCTCAGACAAGAAGTAGTTGAAAAGAAAGTAATAGATTCACTTAAATCATTGGACTTCAAAAAAATCGAACGTGAATTAAAACAAGTTGAAAATAAAACAAAATCAAAAATCACCACTATTAATAACCAAATTTCCAAGAAGCATAACGAAAAACAAAAAATTCTAGATTTGTATCAATATGGTACATTTGATGTCACAATGCTTAATGAACGTATGAAAAAAATTGATAATGAAATAAATGCGTTAACTGCCAATATAGCAAACTTAGAAGGTACCAAAAGTGAGTCATTAATTAATAAGCTTGAAACGTTAAAAACTTTTAATTGGGAAACTGAAACTACAGAAAATAAAATCCTTATCATCAAAGAGTTTGTTGAACGTATAGAACTATTTGATGATGAGGTAATTATTAAATATAAATTTTAGGTACATAGTGTTATTTACACTAATAAACAAAATCATATACCTAAAATATTACATTTATACAAACCTATAGACAATACGAACATGCATTCGGTATAATTGTATTACTAGGAGGCCGATATTATGAAAACTAATTATGTAGGAGTAGTTGAAAAGATTAGAATGTTAAGTATGTACCCAAAAATGCTAGTTCGATTCTCATTAGTAACACAGGACGAAACTATAAACTGTATCGTCTCCAAATACGAATTAGCAAATATGTTACTAATGCTACCCGAAAAATCTGAACTAGCTGTCTATGGTCATTTGAATAAAAGAAATCAACTTGTAATTGAAAAAATGCTTGTAAGGAAAACTTTGATTAGTGCATAAAAAGATATTTAAATTTGGTCATATTACTGTTCTTACCTATAGAATGGTATAATTAAACCAATATTAATTATATATTTTAAAGGAGGACCAGATTTGTCAATCAATAGTTTACAACAAAAAGAAAAGTCTCTATTATCAGATATAACAAAACTTGAAGGAGACTATGCTCGAGAACAAAAGAAAATAGCTAATTCAGAGAAAAAGATAGCTGATAGTTCTAAAAAAATAGAAAGTTCTAAGTCAATATCCACCATAAGATCTCAAAGCAGAATCAAAGAATCAGAAACTAAAAAATCTTTAGCATCTAAAGAAAAATCAGCTACTATTTCTTCTAAGTTAGCAAAAAAAAGAAAAGAATTAGGTGATATTCAAGTAAAGCTAAGTAAACAGCGTACTATAGAAAATACACAGTTCCAAAAGAATCTAAAAAAAACTTACGACACTCAGATAATGAAGATAAAAGAAACCCAGACTGCAGCATTACAAAATGTACAATCCGAACTACCAAACGATCCTTCATTAGTTAATAAAACTTATGATCTTTTCATTTCATATGCATCTGATGATTCAGAATACGTAGATAAATTGACCCAAGCATTCACTAATGAAGGCTTTTCAATCTGGAGAGATAAAAGTGATATTGCTTGGGGACAATCTATACGTCAATCCATTGATGCAGGCCTTTCAAATTCGAAGTTTGGCTTGGTAGTACTTTCCTCCAAATATATTGAAAAGTTCTGGACAAACTATGAATTGGACGGAATATTAAATAAAGAAAGTGCTACTGGTAGACAAATGATTCTCCCACTTTGGCATAATATTACAAAAGATGAAATTGATAAGAAAAGTCCTTCTTTATCAAACCGACTAGCATTAGATACAAGAATAAACTCAACAAATGACATTATAAACGCTTTTAAATCTCTATTAGAGTAAGCCTAATTTATCTAACAAATCTATAATTCTGTAAAAATCATAAGATCCCTCACTGTTAATGCCCATATATGGCATCTCAATTAACCCTTTATCTTTAGCATTTGATAAAGCTTTTTCTGCCCAAGGTTGTTTTTTGCTGAGTACCACATTGACTAAAATATTTTGTTGAAATTCTAATTTTTTTATTTTATTCTCAAGCTCTATCAATTTTCTTTCTTGTTCCATCATTACACCCTCTCACTTTATAAACCTAAATAAAAGAAACCCGCACAATGTTTTATAGTTTCAACAGTGTTGGGGTTTCTTTTTTTATTTTTTAAGTGGACCATACAGGACTCGAACCTGTGACCGAACGGTTATGAGCCGTTTGCTCTAACCAACTGAGCTAATGGTCCTAAAAAGAGCCACCTTAGAAAGGCGACTCAAGTGAAATTTAATAAGTGTGTTATTATTTTACACTACCTATAAATATTTTACTATACTTTATTTCACTACTGGAAACATAGCTTCTAAGCGATTATACCAAGGAGCGTTTTTGTTCCATTTATCTTGTCCGTAGAAAGGAATATCTTTTCCATTGTTTCTCTTGTATAGGTCCTCAATGACTTTCATTTCATCTGGATGAGACACACGTCTTGTGTTAACTCCGTTGCAAAACATTACCGTCCAAGCATCTCCATTCCATTCTAGTTTACCTGTTTTTGAATTAATTGGTCTTTCGTATAAACATTGCATAGTCGTTTCTCCACCTTTTATATTATTTTGATTGTTATTATTTGAATCGCCATTGCCTTCGTTTGGATTGCCCATATATTTTTTTATTTGGCTAATAAAATAGTCTTTTACGGCATTTGTTTCTTTTCCATGCAATTCCCAGGAACGGTGAGGACATGCCGTAGGAACAAATTCTTTGTGTAATCTTACAGTATCTCTATTAGGGTACATTCCCCAAAACTTCATATCTTCAGCAACTTGTTTAAATGTCATTTGTTCATTCGCTAAGAAATCGGCATCGCTAGCACCCATTGATTGACATACTTCATAGCCAACATAGTTCAAATTCCCCTCTGGATTCGCTGTGTGCCATGCTGCATTGAATGTATCTTCTACACGTGCAATTGTATTTCGATCAATATAATAATGAGCAAAACCATTCGCCAGTTGTGTAGGAGACATTACAGCCAAGGCATTGACATATTGTGCAGCTGTAGCATAAATACTTCCGGCATCATTATGAATGACAACACCTTTTGGCGTTGCATTGGGACGTCTCCCGGCAATCCCATCGCAAACAGATTGATTAATCACTTGCACCATCTTTAGGTTCACCACCTTTATCATTTTCATCTTTTAATTTACTTAAATGCTCCTTAACCCATGAAGGAAAGGGAACGCCTAACTGCCCTAAGTTTTCAATAATGGAAATGCCATACACTGCTATATAAAATAAGACAAATCCAGTAGCGATTGATTCTAGACCCATGATTTTCAAGTATGGATAAGCAACGCTTATTAAGCAGACCACTAATAAATGTTTTACTAATCCTAGCAATCCTTTTGTGCTATTTCCTTCCTTAATGAAAATACCTTTACATAATCCTGTTAAGATATCCCCTAACACAATCCAGACAAACACCTGAATAAAACCGTTAGAAATCATATTCTTGAATTCTAGTATCAACGCTTGATTATCAATAATCACCATATTTTCCACCTTCCAATAATAAAAACCGCCTAGCTTTTGCTAGACGGTTCTCCACAATTTTTTCAATTAAATAATTTAACAATGTATCTCCATATTAGTATGGGTTTTTAGCCATCCAACAACTTGAAATAGTAATCCAGGTTCCTTTTGAAACACTATCAACGCACACGATATTTGCATTATCTGCTGGGTTCATGTAAATTAAGCACATTTTATCGCCACTCGTTCTCCCATACATTCTAACGGGTTCAATCGGGTATGCCCATGCCGGAATGTTGAACCACACCGCTTGGTTATCTTTTAAAGCAGATAATTGGAATGATCCTGTGAGATATACCAGATCTCCCCGTCGGTATAATTTTAGAGAACCACCTGACATCACAGAAGCGTTGTTATCCTTATCTACCATTGCATAATCTGCTTTAGCATTTGTAAGGACTGGCTCTTTTCCTTTTACTTGAATTCCATCTTTAAAATCCTTTATTCCAGATATTTCTTGATCTCCAGTTTGAGTCACCGCTTGTCCACTAATAGCTTCTGAAACATTTTTAGGATGCATATATTTACTCGTTGATGTCCCTGCAACTGCTTCGCTATCTAAAGCGAAACTATAATTTTTCACATTACCTAATCCAACTTGATTTGCTGTGACTTTATGTGGATTTTCTTGATTTTCCGTATGCGCCTTTAATTGTTCCCCTTTTACAAACCCACTTTTTGCTAAAACATCTTGTGCATTAATACTAATTTCTAATTGAATAGCTGAATAGTCTACATCCAAGTTAGCTGTTGTCACTCCATTTGATGGATCTGTATAACTAATTAGATAGATAAGACCTTCCCTAGTAATGAAATTTTTATCAGTTACTTGTACTGATAAATCTTTGTATTCACCAACATTTTCTTGAATTTGCGTTGTCCATGAGTCCGTTGATTCAACATAAGTAGAAACTTTAATTGTTTTGTTATTAGGCGAAGTGGCTTTAACACGTTCACTAATAGTAAAGGCGATAAAGCTATCTTTTAATAAAGTTACCGCTTCATCTTGACTTAATCCTTCAAAATTTTGAGGAATTATTTTTTTTGCAGCTTCTAAAGCATTAAATACACCTAACTGTTGTGGGATAACGCCATTTTGTGTTGAACCACTGCTTACGCCAGAATCATCACGACTTACTAATTTGTTGTAATCAGATTGAGAAATCTCATTCCATGTATCTTTTGGTTTTTTTAGTACTTTAGCTGTTACATCGGTAAAATATTGATTTGCATTTGTTGCCGTATTACCCGCTGTTTTTCCAGTGAAATCCATAGGTATTTTTACGTTTGTTGTTCCAGAAAGTAACGATACACCTTCAGATTTTGTCATGCGGTCATTAAAGTCAACCTGTAACCGAGTAGCTAACGTAGGCTGAGTGACTCCTTGCGTATCAGTTCGAGCTTGAACGATTTCTGGATTACTGTCCCCTGCTTCACCTACAAGTTTGTCAAAATCGTTTCGTAGCGCATCAAATTCTTGTTTATTGTTGTTTGCTGTAGATACCGCTTGATTAGAGGTGTTAATGGCTGTTTGTGAATTTGCCATTGCTTGATTCGCTGTTTCATTCGCTTTATTTCCTGCTTGTTCTGCAATATTTACGGCTTCTTTTCCAGCATCAGCAGCAATTTTTTTGGCGTCATTAATCCCTGTTGTTAATTGATCTTGATAGTCCTTTATTTTTTCTACAGAAGCATTTGATTGATCCAAGATCGCATTAATTTTAATTCGACCTTGATTTAGCGTATCTGTTTCTTTGATTTGTTCAATAGCCATATCCATCACTCCTATTCTGCATTAATGTATTCAATCGTGGCTTTTTGTAAAATACGATTTCCTATCTTGATGAACGGCGAACTATTATCAATCAGTTCTGCAAAATAATCATCTAACGTTTTACCTGATTCATCATTAATTATAAATTCTTCTTGTTTGCTAATTAGTTTTACTGTTAATCTCATTTAAAATTGTCCTCCTAATTGTGATTGTATAAAGACACGACAAATAACCTGCGCTTCGATTCGTGCAAGTTTGTTAGGTATTATCTTGATTGTATGATTACCTCTAGAAATCTTACCTCCACTAGTTTTCCTAAGGTAATTAACAATGTTGAGTCTTTGTTGGCTAGTATCGTGTACTGGAATGGTGGTACCATCTACAACTATATCAACACTAGTTGCGCTACTTGGTGCCTCATAAATTCCCCATTCTAATGGATGACTATGATCAGGCAAAGTAATTTGGTGTGTATGTGCCGGTATTCTTACTTGGTGACTATGGCTAGGAACCGATATACTATGCGTGTGATTTGGTATAGAAATATTAAAATTGTGACTATGATTAGGCGTATTTACAGTGTGGGAATGCGCTGGTGTAGTTACATTATGAGTATGATTACCTGAGCTCGTCTTTGTGTACCAATCTGTTGATGCAGTCGACATCAGTCTAAATCTCATACCTGATCCCGCATCCATTTCTCGATAAAATGCACTTGATTCAGTGCTACCATTATTAGATGCAACTAGGTGATTATGATCTCCACCTGCTGAACTTGTTTGTGAACTTTGACCATTTACGGAACTAGATTGAATACTACCTCCTCCGCCGCCTGTGGTGGATCCGCTAGAATAGCCTCCTCCAGCTGAACTTGAAACGACACTTCCACCACCGGCTGAACTCGTTTGTGTTGAAGCTCCACCTGCTGACGTACTTTTTACTGTAGCTCCACCGCCTTTTACGGCTTTTGTATAACCACGATAGCGCTTAGTTTTAAAAGTCAGTTCCACAGTATTTACATGAAATACATCATCATCTAAGAAGAATTCAATTTCTGCTGGGTATGCCTTTTCGCAGTTATCTTGATAACTATAGTTCAAAATATTCGTTGCACCTTGCGAGTATGTCTCATTTATTTCCTGTTTGCGTTTCAAATCAGACATTGTCGTGGTAAAATCGTCAGATAAGTTACCAAGCTCTAACTGAATATCTTGTGGGGCGCCAAATACATCCTGTTTTGTTTCTTTTTTAATACGCAAATTTATACTTCCAAAATCATCGGTGTTAATCATAATCACAGTTCCTTGTCTTAACTTATCAATGCTCAAAGGTTCATCTGTTAATTTCAATAAATCAGCCGCAGTCACATCCCAAGAAATTTTAGGTTGTGCCCATTTTTTTAACATGTTGATTGCATTGTCTTTTAAAGCTTGTGGAACTGTGAATCGTTGGTCTACCCAAACATATTCAACTAACCCATGTTCTTTTATAGACTTTGCATCTTCTACATAAGGAATATTTTTATTTACCGATTTAATATTTATCTGATTGACGCCTTCACCAGCACCTAAAGGATAAACTCGATTAACTAAATTGTTAGGATCTCTTTCAATCTCAAACCCTTGCATATTATATCCTTCTTGAATACGAGCAACAGGTTCTTTTGGTGGCTTCACTAAGGATAATTCGAATGGATAAACTTTGGTATTCCATTGCCACATATAGTCTTCGTCAAATGCTTGAGGAATACTAAACAAGGCATCAGCGAGACCATTTTCATTTTCCCATGCATAACTAAAATACCGAGTGAATTCACATTTTTTTAAAACCCAGTGTTTTGTCCTTTGTTTATTCAAAAGATAGTTAATAACATCAACCGTTTTTCGATTCACTAGTTCATGATAACCAAAAAGAACTGTGTCTAGCAAAGTACACAGGGCTTCATTTGCCGTATACGTGATTAAATTGTTACTAGCATCTTTGCGAACAGTTGAAGGCATAACCCGGTATAACCCTATATATTCATTCTCATTATCTGTTAGCTCAACCCATAACATTTCTTGCAAAAATTCATTTTTAGGATCATCCAACGGCATTGAAAATTCTAGATTACCTATTTGGTTTTCAATTTTTTCATATCCAACATTATAAGCGTTATCTAAAACTGCCGTATATTCTCTTTTTAAATCCATTGCCATCAACATATTTTAGTAACACCTCCTATAAGAAACGATTTGGATATCGAATAGTTAGATTAAAAGTACTATCTTTCGCTTGGATGTATAGTGGCTCATTTGGATAAATATAAAAATCGTTCATAGGACGAATCATCGGCTTCCCATTTTTCGTAATATTAAACTGTTCTGTATCTATTACTATTTCTGACTTATCAAAATCACCAATATCAATAGTATCGCTTCTAGTTTTTATCCACACGCCTCTACCAGTACCTTTTATAGTAATAATCGGTTTTACTTTTAACCCTTCGACAGTTGGATATATTTCAATAGGCTTCACTTCTTGACCATTATCGCCCATTAGATAGGAACGGTTTTGAAAAGTAATCATGGTAGAACCCCAATAAGCCCCACCTTCGATAACAATAGGTAAGTCAACAGCCCCTGATCCAGTATTACCCATAAGATAGTTAGCCTGAAACGTTATTTCTGTAGAACCCCACATAACACTAGTAGCATCGCTTCGAGTATATTTATATGGATTATTCAACAAGATTGTAAATGTACCAACGACACGATTCAATCCTTCAGGAACTGCATCAATGTCTGACTTGCTACCTGACCAAAGCATTTCTGGTTCATCATTAAACCAAATCTGTACATCTTTTTCTGTGAACAAAGCAACATTTAGTCTATTAAAAGAATCCCTAAAAGCTTCGTTAGAGTTAGCCTCAACTTTGAATTTAACCGTTAATTCTCTTTCTGGAATACGAGCATAAACATGTCGCATTCCATCACGAATTCCCAACTGGTAGCTTTGTATCTCAGTAGGAGCTAACTCTCTTCCAACAACAGATAATGTTCTATAACCTGGAACTAAATCTTCTAAAAAAAAACCATTAAAATTCATGGCTTCCGAAGGCAAAGAGGCTTTTGTTTGTTGTTCATTTACATCAATAAAGTTGTATAACATTTAGCGCCTCCTTCCTAAAGAAACATTCTTTTTATCTTGTTGATTCTGTAATTCTTTACTCATTGGTTTAGCAATAACCCTTGCAACCTCTGAACTATCGAAAATAACAGGTACCTCTACAGTGAATTTTGAAGATACATCTCCAGCAAATGCTAAGCTTTGTGATCCTCCACTAAATGACAGATTTGAATTTAAATTATCTAGCGCTGGCATGGCTACCTTTTTACTTAGTCGTTGCATGGATTTTTCTACAAAGTTTGAATATTTATCAATACCAACCGCTACTCCTGCTGGAATCATTTTACCTACTTCATCACGCATTACACGTGATGGAGAATGAATATCCATAGCGCTTTTCATTGTACTTACAATTTGATCTGCCACACCTCTTGCTGCGGCTAAAGCGCTATTAGCATTAGCATTAATGCCATTAGTCAATCCATCAATTGCATTTGCACCAATAGAATTCATTTCTGATGGCAATTTATCCATTGCAGAAATTATTTTATCAACAATCGCCTCCACAGCTCTTACTGGATTCATTGCGTTTTGTTCGATACCGTTTGATAATCCAGAATCAACATCTTCACCAATTGAGTGAAATACACGAGAAGGAGAGTGAGAATCTAAACCTTTTCTGGCACCAGAAACAATATCATCAATCATTTGATTAGATGTTTTTACAGGAACTCCTTTGCCGTCGTCAACACCTTTTTCTAATCCTTGAGGAATGGACTTACCAATACCTCTGAAATCAGCTTTTTGGACTTCGCTTTTCATGTCTTCCCCGACTTTAGGAACAATTCCTTTGGTCATTTCTTCGACTGCTGTACGTCCATTCTCAATACCTGCTTTAAAGTTTTCGGTTACACTTAGACCCACGCTGTTAAAGTCTGTATTCTTAATTTGAGTCATCAACGTTTCTTTTTGAGTTGGGATTAAGCTCGCTATTTCCTCATTAACACCATTTTTACCTAACTGGTAACCTTCTTTCATTGCGTTCATGGAAGTTTCGCCTGTATTACGATAAACATCATTTAAGCGTTGTAATTGTTCATCTGAAGAATTAACTAATTCTGCCGCTTGAGCAGCACCTTCAGGACCCATTTTCCGTAGTTGCTCTAAAAGCCCTTCATCTACTCCTCGCTGTGCTAACGCAGCAATGTTAGTGCTCCATTGGCTAACAGCTTCTTGATTTTTTTGTAAATTTTCAGCCATTTGATCAACTGAAATAGCTTGTTTTTGCTGGATAACATCAAAGGCACTCCCTACTTTTTCTTCAAGTGATGAATATTCTGAACGCATTGCATCCATTGTTTCTTTCGTCTTACCACTTAAAGCATTGTATGAAACTGTTTGATTTAACACACCATTTTCCACAGCTTGGCTTGCACGCTGCATTGATTGTTCATGGGCATTAGCTGTATTTATAATTTCATTCGTTAATTCCTGTTGAACGCCCTTTAACACTTGCTCTTGCTCGCCCAACTTTTCAATATTTTCACGAGCTTCTTTTGTATTCCCGCCAGATTCTTTTAATGTCTGATTCCATTTTTCTCTAGCGGCATTGATTTCCATCAGCTTCGCTTCATTATCATTTCGTTCTTTTAACATTTGATTAATGTTTTCTTGAGCTTGAGAAGCTTCATCTAAAGCATTATAGGCATCAACTTGTTGTTGAATTGTTCCAGGCATTTCAGATAAAATATTTTTTTGATCGTCATAAACTAAGTTTAAACCTGTCATTTTACCGTTCAATTCCTCTACAATTTCCACCATACGTTTTTTCTCGCTGTTGCTTAATTTTTCTTTAGCAGAGAGCATTTCCATTTCAGAAATCATAGATTGGAATTTTTCTTTAGTATTATCCAATTCAATAGCTTCATCTTTTCGTGATTGGGTATGTTCTTGATTCTTTTTAATCAGGTCATCTGTGGTTTTCATAAGGTTTTCTTGTTCTTTTTTAACTGCCTTAGTTGATTCAGTTTCCTTATTTAACCACTTCCACAAGTTTACCCCTACAGCTACTAGTCCTCCTATTGCGGCTGTTACCCAACCAATAGGGCCCAATAACAATTTCATAGCGGTACTAAAAACAGTTGTAGCTACTGTAGCTAAACTAATTGTTCCCGTCAAAACACCAACGATTGTATTTTGCGCCACTAAAAGACCAGTTTTTATTGCTATTGCTGCAGAATTGGCTTTATCGGCTGCTAAGTTTAACATCCATGCTCTTCCGAGTGCTGTAGTAGATAACGTAGCCAGTTTTGATATTCCATTGTATAAACTTATTGCGGTTGTATAAGCTTTGATTGCCAATTCAGATTGCTTTATATAGCCTGTCACTTGCTGAATTACTTTCAATGCTGTGAAGGTAGCAGCAAAACTGGCAATTGTTGGTAGTAATGGTGTTAAGGCTGTACCTATTGACGTAATTGCTTTTCCGAATAGTTTCATCAATGGAATAGTTGATTGAATCGCTGCATCAATTGCCTTAAAAGTTATATTCACTACATTTTTTAAAGAGTCCAAATTTTCGGCAATATTTTTTCCTGTCACTGCTTTGGATAATTCATCAAATGATTTAATAACTGTAGTTACACCTTTAACGGTGGCTGTTTTAATATTTGCCCATGAGGTCTTGATACCTTTTGAGTTTTTCTTGGCTAAATCCGCAAAACCACCTACGCCTTTGTCCAACTCAATCAAACGATTATTGAACTCATTAAATGTAATATCTCCTTCTTTTAAGGCATCGTATAATTGGTTAACTGAGTTTACACCTTGTTCTTTGAAAGACTTAGCAACTTTATCCATCGCAATCGGCATTGTTTCTTGTAATGTTCGCCAAGACTGCATATCAACTTCACCCTTACCGAGCATTTGAATATATTGTTGCATACCACGAGTTGCATCAGCAGTTGAAGCTCCAGAAGCAAGAAAGGCATCATTTAATGCAATAGCTGTGTCAGTTCCTTTACTCAAGCTACCAGTTGAAATCGATAGTTGTTGCGTACTAGACACAATTTCATCGAGGGATGTTGGTAATCCATCAATCCCATCAGATAGTTTGTTCATGGACCGATCAACATCTTCTGTTGAGTAACCTAGAGCCTTCATAACTACAGGATACTTATTCAACGTATCAAAACGGTTAATAGCTCCTTCAACAGAATCCTTAACCATATTTACGGCCGTAGATACTAATTTTACTGCACCCACACCTGCTCCAATACTAAGAATTGACTTGCCTAATTGATTACCTTTAGTGGTGCTTTTATCCAATCCATCCCCTAGTTCACCAGATTGCTTGTTTACACCAGCCATAGAACGTTCAGCGCTACTCATCGTGCTACTAAACGTTCTATCAGTGGCAGTAAGTATTGCTTCGACTGAATATGATTCCATTATTTTCCTCCTTTCCTACTTATTTGCTTTTCTTAATAAATCAATTGCTCCTATATCAACTTTTTCATCAATTAATGATTTACCCAAAATAAGCTTCTCTCGTTCTTCATAATTGAAAAACTTATTGAATTCCTTATAATAAGGTTCAGATTTTTTACCTTTAGTCGCCTTAATTTGGTTATTTAGCCAAGATTGGAGATAGAGGTCTCTTTCATGGTCAAGTCTTTTTAACTGAAACGCCAATAGCCTAACTTCATATTCATACAAAGTCATTCGTTCGATTTCTGATAAATCAGTAATTTCTAGGTAACGAAAACAATTAATAAGAATATTTTCATAAGCTTCAGCTGAGCTTAGTTCCTCTCTTACTTGTTCTCCATCAGAGCTTTCTTGAAATTTCTGACCGTTAACTTTCCCGCATTGCTTTCTTCTAAGTTTTTCAACGTTTCATCAAATAACGCCTCAATATCATCAACAGTTTCAACAAACTCATCTACTTCATCCTTAGAAGGTCTACTTTTTTCTGTAATAGTAGCTGTGTAAAGTACATCAGATAGAACAACGATATTTCCACTTACTAGCTGCGGTAATAATGTTGTTAACCCCATTCCAAGATTCACATCATTACGAACTACCCCATGCTGCTTATCCAATTCACGAATAAACTTGACTCCAAAAATACAGTTATATTTTTTTCCTTTAATTTCGATTTGCATGTCTTTTCCTCCATAAGAAAAGGACAGCCGCTAAGCTGCCCTCTAAATTTATATTTTAAGCTTGATTATTCAATGTTAAGGTGTGTTGAGCTGTTTTTTTACCATCCTCTGTTGTTCCTGTTGTGGTATAAACACCAGACGGTACCGCTTCTGTCCAAGTAATATTTCCTGTTTCAGAGACAGCAAGACCTTCTGTTTCAGGCGTAATCTTATAGGTTACTTTTTTGTTGGTTGCATTTTCAGGCAAGACAGTTGCTGTGATTTGTCGGCTACCTGCAGTACCCGCATCTGCTGTTGATGTTTTAGGAGAAAACTCTAAGCCAGTTACAGCAATAGACAATGTTTTAAAAGCTGGAATATCTACTCGCTCTGATTCTTTCCCATTAACAACACGAGTTACTTGGTACTCACCAACTGGCGCAGAGGTGTTAGGTTCCATTCCTGTTATAGTTAAAGGTGATGTGCCAGAAACAACTTCGGTTTGGCCTTTATAAATTTTAAAAGTATCCACCATATTTATTTTCCTTTCTTAGCTTAATTCAATAGAAGCCCCATCGACTGTAGGAGTTACACTTCCCACAGAAGGGCTATCTACTTTCCCGGATCAGCTGTTTCAATAGTCGTATCTTTGAAGACATATTGAACTACTTCTTCTTGATCAGCAGTTAATGTTGCAAATCCTTTTGCGCCTTTACCATTGATACCAAATTCTAATGAAACTTCTACGGTGTCTTCAGCATTAGGCGATTTACCAAATGATGTTACATATCCTTGGTAATAGGTTGCCTTGTACTTGTCAGCATTATCTCCTGTGCCTTTTTCTGCTTTGTTGATTTCCCAGATTTCAATAATATCGTCATTGTCTAAAGCTTCTTCTAGCTGGTCAACATACGGATCACCGACTGATAGAATAGATGTTGCCGAAAAATCAATTTCCAATGATCCTGGGATGCGAATCGGACCATCTTTAGTGGCCACAGAGTCACTATCTTTGGTTTTTGTATTTTCATGTTCTGTCTGGAAAGCTAATTTCCATGCTGGTTCCTCTTTTGATTTTTTTAACAAACGGAAAAGTAAAATAATATCAATACCTTTAGCCGCTACTTTTGCTTCATTAGCCATTTATATTCCTTCTCTCTATAGTATTTTGAATTCTAAAGATATCATTGCCCGCTTCAATGTTGTGTTAGTCGAAATGTCATCTACTAACCGAATACCGCTTGATTGGATATTTAGCGACCAATAATAACCTTCCGTTTCAGAAATAGATAGAGCCTCAGCAAAAATTGCTGAAGCCATATCCGATATTTGTTTACGTTTTTTTGCCAATCCCCATACAGATAGATTCAATGTAACCGAACCTTTAATATCAGTTTTGTTGGCTTGGTGCAGTGTCTGAGTATCTTCTAATTCGACAAATGGATAACCTACATCATTCATAGGTTTATAATCGTAGGTTTCATAGCCCAGTGATTGACACTTCTTATACACTTCATCGAAGATTGATTGATCTCTTGTTTTAATCATTTCATCAACCTTTCCAAATCCGTTCTAAATTTCACTTTTTGTTGTTTCAGCGGTGGTAAAAAGAAATCACGTTTCACCATGAATCTTGTTCCATGTATTAAGTATGGTGCGTATTCTGTTCCTGGTCCTGTATGTCCAGAAAAACCATTGTTCGAAAGCCTCATAACGATACTTCTTTTTGTTGCCCCAGTTGGTTTAACAAACTTTTTACCTTCCCAGTGTCCAGTTAACACTTTTCCGGCTTCGGCTTGCATATTAGCGGTTAATTCTGCTGTGTTATTTCTAACAACTTTTTTCACATCATCAAGTTGAGCATTTCTCTTTAGTTTTTTAGAAATTCCAGCTAGTCCATTAATTCTCACTTGATTTCTTGCCATCAATAATCACTTCCTGAACAATCAAACTATTTCTTAATGCAGGAACTCTACTTGTAATAACTTCCCAAGTTTTACCTTCAAACTCAATGTAATCAAATTCTGGAATAACAAAAAGGGGTTGTGTCCTAATGACCTTAGCCCCTTCTTTAATGCTTCCGAAAATAGTAATAGAACGATCTGTACCAATATCAGTTACATTGACATCAGCAGTTTTTCTAAACGGTTCTTCTTCAATCCATTCACCTGAATTTGGATCATAATGCGATTCTGAAGATTTTTTTACAAAGGCAATTTCATCTAAATATCTCATGAAAATGTAAACCTCCCACGTTTAGGCTTATAAAGTTCTTCTATTTCCTTATTCTTATACTCTTCAATCTCATCTTGATATTCAGAAAAATCAGAGTCTGGAAATGCCATAGATAAACCTTCTTGAGAATAAGATTGCATTCCTTCTTGGCCAATACGATTAAATCGTTTTAAAGTGACTTCATATACAACTGAATCAAAACTTTTTGGTAACTCAGTGACATTCAATATATTTTGAAGCCGATCTTTTGTACGTCTTTCAATGATTTCTAATTTTTCATCAAGACTGCCATTTAATAATTTTTTTACATCATTTGCTATCTCTGACATCAAAACACCACCTAAGTTAGTTCGATTGTCGCCCCATTTGTTGTCGGTGTTACTTTTCCGACAACAGGGCTAGTTACTCCCCCGCAGCTTTTGGTTGAATCTTAGCAAATGCTTCATCTTTGATGACCATGAAACCAATATCCATTGTAGCTCGTAAAGCAACCAATTCTTGTTCGTACAAGTTGACAGGCGTACCGTCTTCATTCGTTAGAGTAGATAATTGAGCTTCTTCTGAAATTTTGAAATTAATGTTAAATGGGATACCATAGCGCAAGTAATCAAAATCACCAGTATAAAGGTTTCCCTTATCCATAGATTTTAGATCTGCTACAGGTAGTCCATCAATAGTATTGCTGACACGATCATAAATAAATTGAGTTGTGTCACCAATTTTTTTACTTGCTTCACGTAACACTGTACGATTCTTACGATTAGAAATGAAAGCATTCGGATCGTATTCACCTTCTCCAAGCAAATCCTCTAATGCTAAAATGTTGTCATATGTCAAGTCGCCCTCAATTACATTACTAGCTGCAATGACAGATTTTTCAATAGATTGAGAGAATGGATTTTCTTTATCAAGGATAGTAGCCGCATCAATTTTCTTATAAAATGCTTCTGCGATTTTTGGTTGCATTTGAGTAAAGAAATCAGACATCTTATAAGTTAAATATTCCCGAGAAACTGGGATAATAACACCGATTTTTTTCGCAGTCATTGTTACGTTTAACCATTTAGGTTTAGACGTTTTAATCTTATCACCTTCACCAACCCAGTATGCTCCGGGACCTTCTGCAAAGTATTCGAATTTCTTTTCTTTGCTGTCCATTTCTTCATATTTAGCTAATTGCATTAATTTAGAGTTTTCCATCACATCTTTTAAAATTAAAGTGTTGTACTTATCTGGAATTGTTCCATCCTTTTTCTCTAATACTGTGACGTTGTCTGGATTCCATGTTTGAGCAAACATTTGAATATCCATTTTCATTAATTGTTTTTTCTTCATTTATATTTCCTCCTATTTTACAATTCGTTTACTTGCTGCAAGAGCTGCAACTGATTCGGTTTCTTTTTTATCAGTTGAAAATTGTCCGCCCTCACCTGGTGTTTTTTGGCGAGCATTTTCTTTCTTAATCATTGATACATAGTTCGTAACAATAGCGACAGCTTTTTTTGTAGCTTCCGCATCATCTGAAACAATCAATCCTAGCAAATCATCGTCATGCGGCAAACTAGCCTCTGAAAGCATTTTAGAAGCTTCCTTTGACATGGAAACTAACGCTTGACTACGTTCCAATTCCGCAATTTTTGCTTCTAGCTGTTTCTTTTCATGTTCAGCTTTTTCCTGAGCATTCATTTTTGCCAGTTTTTCTGCTTCTGCTTGTTTTTCTTGTTGCTCTTTTTCCCAAGCTTCTTTTGTTTTTGATACTTCAGCAGCGATCATTTTTGCTACTTCACCACGAGAAAACGTTTTTTCATTACCTTTATCTTTGCCGCTATCTCCTGGCGGTGTTTGCTCTTGACCTCCGGCCGGTTGGTCCGTATCTCCAGCGCCAGTATCTGGATTATCAGCAAAGTATTGTAAATGCATTGGCAATAATAGTTTTTTTGTTTTCATGATTATCCTCCACGGTTACGCCGCTACCCGATATATTTGATAAGTTACGCCTATCAATCGAAACAGCTTTCTCTTTAGTGCCTGTAAGCAGTAAGAAGGCAATATAAAAAGCCTAACGTTTGTTAGACTCTTCTCTCTTTAAATATTCTTCATAATCAGCATCTAAGTAATCGTAAGGATCGTCATTCATAGAATCACGCCTTTCTGCCGTATTTTTCATAAACTTGTTTTATCTGATTGATATTATCCGTTTGAATTAACATTTGTTCACCATCATCAACAATAATTGAGATAAATTTAGGTTTGCCTTCAAGCAATTTCTGAACTGTTTCATCATTAATGAGACAATCTATTTGCTTAAACGCACCAGTTTCATCGTCAACACCTGACCAATAAACTAAAGAATAACTTTTCAACTTGATCCCTCGACTTCTTTTCTTAATTTAGAAATTAGTCTGTTTAGCTTTTCTGTCAATTTACCTTTCTTTTTTGTGCCAAAGTTTGTTTTTCTTTGTTCATGCATTAATAGCTTAATTTCGGTATTCATATACATTATTGTCGATTTATACCCACAATTGGCACATTCAGCATAATGGTGTTCAATATCCTTCGTGATGTTTTCAGATTTTCTAACTAACGGAGTGTATTTATTGCATTGATTACATTTATATAGATTATCCATTTACAAACCTCTTTCTTTCAGCGACTTTTCATAATCTTCACTAACTTTAGGGACAGTAGAGCACTTACAATGAGGATGCATATAAGGAGCATTAATTCCTTTTTTCATCTTTAGTACTTTATAAGGACTACCCTTAGCTACTTTTTTACATATTTCACAGGCAAACGGTTCTGCAATGTAATCATATTCTTCGATATCTGCATCCAAGTAACTTTGCTTTTGAATATCTGTTTGAACACCAGATATTTCAGTCATCATTAGCCTATTTAGCTTGTATCTTATATTTAATTGGTTAGGCTTTAAAAATTTTACCATCTCTTTTGCTACTGCTCTTGGATTTTTACCTTGAGTGATTGCCTGAGTGATTATTTTTTCTAAATCAGCTTTCATTTCAACAAAATTTTGCCAAATGTTATCACTAAACGAAGGGAATTCACTTGATTTGAATGATGCATTAACAATTTTTCTAACCTTAGACGAATAATTTTCTTTAACGGTTTCGCCTAATATTCCCGCCTGTCTTAAATACTCATCTTTTGCTGCTTCAGATAACTGAGAATATCCCCACTTATCTAGCTCATCAAACAACGTGATTAGTTCTAAACCAATTTGAGACTTTAATAGCTCTAATCTAGACACTCGCATTACCAAGTTATAGATTTTCAATTCTTTATTGGCCTGTGGACTAAAGTCTTTATTTTTTACATACTCCTTCGCTTTTCTCTCAAAGCGTTTTACGTCCATCTTATTAGCCATTTTTCTTGCTTCGCTAATTGTAATCTTTTGGCCATTGGAAAATCTATCCCAGTTAGCTTCAATTTCGGTTTGAATCGCATCAATAGCATTTTGAAGCTGTTGAACAATTTCTTTTTCTCTATTGCGATCTAGCTTCATCTGTTCTTTGATCCAAGATTCTTCACGATTTTTCAAGTAGGACATTCAATCATTCCTCCTCGGTTTCCTTTTCCGATTGTTTAGCTAAAAATTTTGCCTGATTTACTTTCGTTTTGGCTACTTCTTCATCAGTAATATCTAATGGTTTATTTTCATTTTTTACACGTTCTAATTCAGCTTGAACATCATCAACAAACGAAGCTAGACCTAAAATTGTTTCTTGGCTTAACTCCGCTCCAGAGTCAATCAATGTTTTTAATTCTTCTAGAATTGCTTTCGGAAGATTAGGAGTAAAGATAATTCGCAATCCTTTTAAATCGGAGTTATCAATCTCAGAAACACTTGATTTCAGATTAAATAAAAGACGATAGCGCCGCACAAGACTTTTTTTAAATAGTCTTTGCTTTACTGCCGTCATTTGATTGAAACCAAACATTTTATACTTCATTGCTTCTCCTGATTGAACACCAGAAAAATTTGTATCTGTCAAATCTGGAATCATAGATATTTCATGTATTCCTTTCCTCACTCGTTCTTTGTATGCTTCAACGCCGTTTACATCGTATTGTTTATAGATGTAGTTAGCATTCACTGAGGTTTTGTTACCGTTGATATCTGTACCAGATTCAAGTAAAAGCATGTTCGCTTCTTTTTGCTTAATAGCATCTTCGGTCGATAGACCCGCTGCTTCGATATCTCCACTAATCACTAACAGCGCATCGTTTAAATCCGTCATGTAATTAGCAGTGTCAGACTGTCCAGCATCATACAAATCGATTTGAGATAAAATATCTTCATACAATCCCATTCTAAAACGATTAGGAGAGAACTCAGTTATCTGAACTTCTTTGTAATCATGCGAATCCTCTTTTGGATCACTTAGTTTAATCGTAGCAAGAGTCGTTTCAGCGTAAGTAATGATTTTGTCTTTTGTGTAAATTATCGGTTGAATATACTGTTTGTCTGCATCTATAGTAAATTTAGTTTTAGGATAACGAACAGCAAGTATTGGTCTACGCTTGACCGTTGTATCATAAACAACAAACGTTTCAAAAACATTGCATAAATCAACATAATCAACGTCATCTTCATCTCGATATATGATTTCATAAGCTCGGCCGTATTTATCCATATCTAACCACAATTCTCCATTCAATCCGTCAATGTCATTATCTTGATTGAAATTATCAATGGCCTCTTGACTAGCTTTATTATTAATTTGGACTTTTATTGGATTGCCTGTATTGTATCCAACATCAAACGTTGCAAGAACTTTTCCAAAATTATGAGCAGCTCTATGGTCTGCTTTTTCTTTTTCCTTACGTCGACGATTTTTGATGATGTTTGTATTCTTTGCTTTATAATAATCATCCAAAACCTGTAGACGTGGAACTTGGTGTTCATTATGGTGCGCAATCATTTTTGCTAAAACATCAACATTCTCCAACAATTCATCCGCAGAGCTATATCTATAATGAATATTGGATTCTACGCCAAAGCTAACAAAATTTTCATTCACATCACTTGAATAGCTGATGTCCGATCCATGTTCAAATTCATTAACTTTTAGGACTTCTTCATTTTCCATTGCTTCTCCTCCTTTATAATCCTAATTCTTTGATGCGCTTAATTTTTTTCTTTGTATCAGATTTCTTGTATGCGTATCCTATTTTTTCTCTTATCGGTAAAAACCCATACTGACTAGCGTTTATAGTATGGTCGTTCTTGTCTTCTGGCTGATCTCCATCATAAGCGTATGTGTTTAACTCATGTATGTGGACATTACAAGTGTCTACGACTAAGTATATAGGGGCTTTTCCATCTGAATTAATCCAACCTAACATTAAATTAATACGATCAATAATCTTCATACGCTTATCAGAACCAACAATTGTATATGCATTAGGTTTAAGTCGTTTCAACTTATTTAGTTCTGTAATAGTAGCTTGATCGGCATTATCAACATAGACCATTCGAGAAAAGCCCCACTTTTTTCTACACCTATCAAGAAATTGAATAAGATTAGCTGCTACATCACTTGGGGAAAAAGGTATATTTTCGTCTTTATTATTTTTAACTTCTTCTTCGAGTATCACTAATTCTCCAACATCTGTGATTCCTTGAAATATAAACGAAATTGTATCATTCGATTGCGCTGAATAAGATGTATCTACGCCACAAGAAAAATGAACATAGTTCTTACTCATCGCTTTCTGTTCTGTAATCACGTTATTTTTGTATTCGAAATTAGAGAACACAAGGCCTTCCGCTCGACCTCTAATACCTAGAATTTTATTTTTATATAATTTAGTTCCTGTCGGTACAGCAGATATTATTTTCTGTTTCTTTTTTTCAGTTAATCCATCATTATGAGAAAAACCAAAAAACCAGTGAACCCACCCTGCTTTGGGAGACTGGTTCAACTGATCATTAATCTCTCTAGGTGCATCATTTTCATACTCAGGTAATGGCCTAGAATGGTTTATGTACTCATGATAAATTGGTAATTCAGGATCATCTGGATTTAGAGTGGCCATTACATAATCGGCACGCATAAAAATTTCTCGTACATATTCCATGTCTGCGATATTTATTTCATCAATGTACAAACAACCATATTGGCCACCAAGAACCTTTTTCCAACGAGCTTTATTGTCATAACCAAGAACATAGATTATTTTTTCACCGTTAGATGTTTTATATTTTAAATGTGGTAAACTATGATCTTTATTCCCTTTGGAATGGTAGGTTACCAGATCTCCAAATATATCTATAATTCCCAATTCGGATTGTATAATATTTTTTTCGATTGTACCTAAATCTAAACCGCTAATGATGTGCAGTTTCCTATCTGATTCAGCAACTTTAAAAAGAAATTTTACAGCACCTACAGTGGTCTTCCCGGCTGCTGTGGTCCCCTCGAGAAATTCAACATCTGTGTCATATTTCAGAAATCTTTTATACTTAGGTGACAAAACCAACTCAGTCATCTGCATCACCTAATTGCTGTAAGATACTATCAAGTTTATCTGTTCTTACAGTCGCTGAAATCTCCTGTTTATCAGTGAACAGCGCATGACGTTTGCCCAGTAATTCAGCAGCCTTTAGCCTTTCTTTGGCTCCAACATCAATATCAGTTAATCCTTGAGCCCCTTCGCCCAGACCGATTAAGGTTTGCTCTTTTTGAGATCCACGCATTACAGAAGTGAGATATTGCAGAACTTCAGTTCCTGATGCTATAGATAATTCTATCGCTCTTTCATCATAAGCATTCTTCAGTTTTTCAATAACAGGAGGGATGTGTTCATACTTTTTCATTCCTGTTAATAGGTTAGAAGCAATAGTTCCTGCCGTTTTAGCGCTATACCCTGCTTTTTTTGCAGCCTCTGTTCCATTGATAAAACCATTTGAAACATATGCTAACACGAATTCTTTTTGCTTATTTCGAGTGGATGGCCACTCACTCATAAGATCTGATGCTAAATCAGCTATTTCATTAATCAACTGGCTTTGCTTTGATTCAGCCATGATATTCACCTTCTTTCAATGCAAAAAGACACCTCGAAAGAGATGTCTTTGTTTTTACGTATTTATTTCACGCTACCATAGTAACATCTTGAATAGGGCATGTTCAAGACAACTTTAAGACATTTGCTAAATCATCCAAGCTATCGATTCCATACAAGAATATAGATAACTCATCCGTCGCTTTCTTGATATCTCGATCAACCGTTCGAAAATCGATAGCATAATAAGAGGCCATCTCTGATTTAGATTTTCTGAAATTACCATCTTCTATATAAACTGATTTTATAATATCGAATCTTCTCTCCGCTGCATCGCCATTACTTCTGCAATAATTATTGTAGGACGAAAACATTAAATCAAAATAATCAAGCATTTCTTTTGTCCGAGCTTTATATTTCATTAATGTATCTAAGTTTAAAGCTTCTGAATCAAATACGCTTATTTCGTAATCTTGAATAGTCGGAACAATGCTATCGCAATGTTTTTTTAACATACGATAATTTTTCAATAGTAAATTTGTATTTCTTAATTTCCAGTCTCTTTTTTCTCTTTTTGTTTCTTTCTTTTTCTTTTCTTGAATTTCAAGAACTTTAGCTGTGATAATCTCAATTTGATGCTTGCTTAGTCCTTCAGCCATTGGCATTACCTCCCACAACCTGTTTATAACTATCTTCTTGAATTTTGATCAATACCGTTAAGAATGCTAATACAACTGGATGATTGTTATAGCGATTTCCTAATTCTCCGATTGACTGTATTAACCAATCCCAATATTTATCTGAAGTGATTGGATATTTTTTAGATATATGGTTAGAATCAGCCATCCATTGTTGAATATCTATAAATACATTGGACCAATTCATTCAATCGCCTCCACTTTGATATAAATCCCTGGAACATCTGCCCAAAACTTTTCAGTGATTAAACTGACAACATAGCTGTCATCTTTCCAGAAATTCAGTTTTGTCATACAGTCTTGCAACAGCTTATTACTATTATCTAAGTCGGGTTTTGTATATTTGTACTCACCATTACTATGATTGCCCACAACTGGGAAACACCACTTCACCATCATCCGAACAGGCACCTCAAATTTTTCGTTCGGTACATGTTTCGATAAGTGAGCCATCAACTTAGCACGTGCCTTTTTCAAATCGTCTGGCTCATAAAATACTGGCTTGTTTTTCACTACGTGGACTTTCTTCTGCTGATGGGTAGTTTCTGGCGGAATTATATTTAGAAAAAATTCAATCATAATATCATCCTATTCTGCAATTTGATATACTCCTTTTAAAGGAGGTGAATTATTATGCCAGAAATCAAGGTAACATTTGCTGATGGTTCTACTGAAGTATTCCACGAAGACCAAACGTTTACTTCAATTGTAAAATTAAAAGATAAAGATAATGATGTTTTTTATCCATCTTTATCAGCTAATTACTCATTATGGAGACACCATCACAACCATTTGACTCCTAGCTTTGTTGAGTTATTGGCTAACTCTGAGTATTTTTATGATATTGAGAAACCTGATATCATATATTCTTCAAACTCTATTGTTAAATTTGAACTTTTATAATCTATCTGACACAGTTAGTTTAGCAACTAATTGTGTCAATTTCTTTTTCAAACAATTTTATACTTCTTAAAACAACTTCAATATAAATCGCATCATTATTTTCCCACTTTGTACCTTTCAATCTTTTGTTGAGTTCAACTTTAACTTCCCCAAAGTTATCACATTCATTTTTTATATCATTCAACATGCTTTTCGCAGCTTCATCTACCTGCTTGTGTATAATTTCAAGCTTTTCATTCTTAACCATAATAATCCTCATTTCTTGTTATTTTATTTTGGTATAGTCCAATATTTTTCATTCTTTCAAATTCTATTTTTGTCACGCTCCACCCTTTTATCAATAGCTATCCCTGGAAGGGAGCTATTGATAAGGGTAGCGGACAGCGGTATAACAATGTTTTTTGACTGTAAATAGCTTTAAATAGCTAAATAGCTTACAACGGATAGAACGTTTTGTATTAAGCTAGTAAATACCTAATAGCTGTTTACGTTAATCTTTTTTCATTTTTTCGACATATCCTTCTATTATTTTATAGCCACCATGTTTTTTTACCTTGTTATAGATTGATTGCCTAGACATATCTAAATACTCTGCTAACTCATGGACTTCTACTGGTCCACCATCTATAGATAATGCACTGAACGCTGTTTCTAGTTCTTGCTTAGATTTTTCACTTCTCGATTGATTAGACTTGCTGACGCCTTTTTTCCAGTTTTCTTTAGGATTGTCTTCTAGCGAAATATCTTTCAATGAATCATCGAGGACATGAATAGGATATTGGAACCATGCATTGATAGGATCAAACTTAGGGAATTCCCGAAGCGTGCCATCAATTCTCCAAGCCGTGCATTGTCGAGCTGCACGAACTGCCTTTTGTCTTTCTAATTCAACTTCCTGTAAAATAGCTTGAGATTTAATTGCACTCATTAAGTGCATTCCCATTTGTTTTGTACTAAACACATCATCTTGGCTAATGGCGTTATATGATGGATTATATTTTTTTATTGCTTGTTCATAAGTCTGACAAATTGCTTCATTCTCTAAAGCCATATACCTATCTTCTGTAATAGGCAACTCGATTAGATCTAAAATCGCATCGGGATCCCTGGCAAATACTCCGCTACCACTTGAACGATCAATTGAATTTTTACCTCCTTGCGATCCTTTTGAATGATGATGGCAATAGATTACTGCACAATCTAATTCCGTAGCTATTTTATCGAACTGGTTGGTAAACTTAGCCATTTCATGGGCGCTATTTTCATCACCAGTCAGAACTTTATAGATTGGATCAATAATCACAGCCATGTAATTAGATTTCTGTGCACGTCTAATCAACTTAGGCGCCAATTTATCCATTGGACTTGTCTTTCCACGTAAATTCCATATATCAATATTTGATACATTGGAGTGGCCCTGACCTAATTTTTCATAGATATCAACAAAACGAACTTTTGCGGACCGTTCATCTAACTCAAGGTTTACATATAATACCTTCCCCTTTTCGCAATCAAAACCGAACCATTGGCGACCTTCAGCAATTGCAATAGCTAATTGTATCAATGAAAAAGACTTTCCAGCTTTTGATGGACCAGCTATAAGCATCTTATGGCCTTGTCTTAGCATGCCTTTAATTAGTTCTGGTGCTAATTCAATTGGCTTTGCGAACAAATCTTCTAGGCTTTCTGGATCAGGCAAATCGTCATTAACGCTTTCAATCCATTCTTTCCACTCGTCCCAAGTAGATTTCCCTATATTGGTATCGATGATAAATTGTTTTTTGTCTCCACGCAGTACCCCAGGCATTCTGCTTAAACGAGAAGGATTTCTATTTTGATTATCATTCGTTAACCCATTCTTTTTGCAGACATCATATAAGTAATCAACACGCTTTCTATATTCAGCATAGTTATCTGCATCTACTCGAACGATAGCATGTATTGATTTCTTTCCGCTATACAGCATGGCAGCAATAGGAAGCTCTAGTTCTCGCATGATAGCATTTTGTTGTTCAAGCCCCATATTGTCAGACTCTACTAATGCATATCTAAATTCTGTTACATTGTCATTTTTTACGCCTTTTCCATCCATAGGATTAAAACGAATCCAAGCCCCAGCTTCTTCATTATAGTCCCCTAGTACTGCTCCAATGTCATCCCCGCAATGGGTCAATTCTTCGATTAACTGACCGGCAGTTCTGTCATATGCACCTTTGTTAGAAGGTTTCCACTTTCCATCTTCGTCTTGCCACGACTGGACATTGTAAGCCACTGTTTCAGACGGTTCAAACAATGTTTCTAAATAGCGAATAATTTCTTTCGCTGGCTCCCACTTCTTAGGTTCCTGAATTTCTTTTCCTTCAATCCAATTTCGGTCAATGATAACCAGGTCATCTTTTTGTAAAGTATCATTCCAATCCAGCTCATGGCCACCATCTCCTGATTTGAATAGCGAAGTCCATCCGTTTTCTTTGGCCAACTGTGTAATTGTAGCACCCGTAATTGGTGAAGAGGTTCCTTGAAAAGACTCCCATTTTTTAAAACATTCTCCTGAGTGATATCGGCTATCTGATTGGCTCCATTGATCCCAATCGACAGCTGTGTACCCTTCTTGTTTTAGCGCCATTCCAACATTGACCCACTCCTGGTAACCAAGAGAAGCTGGGTCAATGTATTCTAGTAACTCAATTAAATCTAACTTGTTCTCCATTTGTATGTTCAGCTCTCTTTTTTAATTTTGTTGTTTAATTCGACCGTTATTGGTCTACCGTATTTTAAAATTTTCCATTCGCCATTATAGTGTTTGTTATAAAAATCTGCATTACGTTTAGCATCTGATAATGTGTAAAACGTTCTTCTCAGATACTCAACATAAACGCCATCGACTTGTCGCCCTAAGATATAAACTTCTGGATAACTCATACGCTGGAACCTCCTAAATATAGTCCTAATCCCAAAATAAACGAGCATGAAAGGAAATAAACTAGGTCACTGTTTGTTATGGAATTTCCATACACGAAATAGCTCACGGTTGCTTTTGCTACAAGAATCATTATTGCAATGCCACTAAATTTATTTATTACTCTTTTCCAGTTGCGTTTCATCTATTCACCATCAACTTTCACAGCAAACGGCCAGTAACGCTCATCAATTGCTTTGATTTCTTGTTCTGTATGTTTCAGTCTTCCGATGCATAACCCTTTATTGCCTTGTGTATATACAGCTCCATCGGTATCAGTCCAAAGATAACAAAACTCTGTGTCACCGATTTTTGGTAAAGCAACATAAAATAGAGGTTCTTCATTTTCATTCCTTAACTCTTCAATTGATATGCATTCTGAGCAATCGATACTATCCATTTTTTTAACTTCTGTATTTATACCAATGAGATTAGCAACTTCCAACGCTTCTTCTTCCTTTTTAAAAACAATAATTTTCTCGTCGCATCTAAAATAATCTGTAACACCTCTGACCGCCCAATACAATTGCTCTTTCTCGACTTCGTAGCCGCAAACCCAAGCATTAAAAAACAAATCAGCATTTCCATCGATCCAACACGCCAACTCATCACTGTCAACTTCTTCAGATGATTGGTCAAAATACTCATTTGCCAACATTTCAAGCGCAGAACCGTATGATTCAATTTTTTTCGCAACGAACTTCGGCACCACTACTTTTTCTGGTTCGTCTAGTTTCTGATCTGCTAAACGTTTAATATTTTCACATGCACAGTTAAAACCTTTTTTAAACTCTACTGTTGTGTCATCTTCTGTTTCTGGCTCTATCGAGGGATATGCGAACATTTTGCTATCTATTCTTTCAATCAATTCTTGTTTATTCATCGCTAATCCCCCTTGAAACTGTTAAAACAGTAGACAGATGTCCGTTATTACGCAAATATTTCAATAAGTCCTCAATATCAGAAACATCTTCATCTTCTCCGTAATAGATGCTTTCAATTATTACAGCTAAATCTATATAGCTTATTTTTAATCGTTTCATTCCGCTTCCTCCAATAGTTTTGAGTTATCCCATACATTTCCGATGACTAATAGTTCAAAAAGTGGGTATGTCTTATTTGGATCTCCTGAAAATGCCCCTAAAAAAGAGTCATAGTAATCTACACCCTCACTTTTAAACACGAATGAACAGTCTTCCCAAATAACATCAGTGATGTATTCTGAAATACCTTCATTTGTTACTTCTATTATTTTCAAAATATCACCCTCAAAAATTTCAACGCCGTTCTTGTCTTTCAACCCTGTTGATTGTCCGACTGTTTCCTTATCAATCAGATAAACCGAATTTTCATCTGATTCATTTACGATGGCATACTGGCCAAACATAAAAGTTAAAAGTCCAATATGCCAGCTTCCTCGTTCATCTCTTGCTCTAAACTTCGGAATCATCTTCTTCACTCGCTTTCTCCAATAGCTCTGGGTTCTCGTGGACATTGCCTAAAAGCTCAAATGATTCTTCGTGCAATTGGACAGTAAGTGCCAACGTTGCCAAATCAACCCAATCATCACCGCTATTCCACCAGAATCCAAGATTTCCAAATTCTTTTGTTATCACTACTTTTTCTGCTGTCGCTTCGTTTTCAATAGCTCCGAGAGTTTCAGGATCATAATCAATATAAAACCAATGAATGTTGACCACGTCTCCTTCAAAAATTTCAACTCCGTTATCATCTTTAAACCCTGTTGATTGCATGAGAACATACTTATCAATCATTCCCCACATGCCATTTTCTAGATTGATAAGAGGCGCTATAAACCCTGTATCATCATCAATAGTCCATTCTACATTTTTATCTTCATCTGGATAATACATTATGTTTTCTTCTACTGAATATGCTCTAAACTTTGGAATCATCTTCTTCACTCTCTTTCATAAACACTAACCAGTGCGTTTTCGCTCTTTTATTGCCATATAATGGCTCATAGTCAATTATGCTTAATATTTCAGATAGCCTGATTTGGTCTTCATTCCATTTGAAAACTAATGTCCCGTTAGGTTTTAAGACTCTCATACATTCCGAAAAACCTTTTTGAATATCTTCTTTCCAAGTTTGCTCATTCAGCTTTCCATATTTTTTGGACAGCCAGCTGTTACTACCAGCTCTCAATAAATGTGGAGGATCAAATACTACATGATAAAACGAATTATCCTCAAAAGGCATATTTCTAAAATCTGCAACTAGATTAGGATTAACATCGATAACATGCCCGCTGTCTAATTTTTCGTAATGTTCTCTGTTGTCCATAAACAAAACTTGTTCGTTTTGCTTATCAAACCAAAACATTCTGCTACCACAACAGGCATCAAGTATTCTTTTCATAATTTCAAAGGAGTAAAGAATTCTTTACTGTGGCCACAAACTCCACTCCTTTCTGGTTAATTTTTCAATCTTTCAATTTTTCTGCGCACACCATCACGGTTTACTCTCTCAACATCCAGCATTTGATATAATGATATTTCTGAAAGACCAGTGTATTCCGATAGCATATTAATCGACTGGGTAGTAACATAACTACCATTTTCATATAAACGATATCTTGCCATTGCCCTGTTTCTTATTCTGGTCTTCGACTTATGAATGCCTTCTTGTGAAGGCTTACGTAGCTTTTTTACCTCTTCAACAAGTGTAGGATTATTTTCCCAATCAGGAATGTTTTCTACTATATAAACTAACCGTTCAATTTGTTTGTTTTTAAACGGCATGCGTACCACCTTCTTGATATGTTTTTGGATTAATACCATTTGGTAATCTCCATCCATTTGCAGCAATGCGATTAATCATTTTACTTGCACCATCAAAGGACCATGTACCGACATTCTTAAATCCACGCTGTTCCAATAATCTGATTTGCTTAGGTGTTGCCAACCCAGCTTCTTTTCTTTTTTGTAATCGATCAAGTATTAGACTAGCTTTACCAGCGTTATCAATTGCATCTGGTAATATTCCTAATTTTTCTAATGCTGAAACTTGTTGACTTGAAGGCGGCCCCATTTCCCATCCAAAACTAGGAACATAACCAGTTAAATCTTCCGCTTGGATAGACATTTCAAATTGAAGAGGATCAACTAATTTTCGTTTACGCTTACGCATTTCTTCAAGCTGCTTTGCTAATGCTTCTTCTCTTTCTGCAATAACATCTTTTTCTGCTTGAACTTCAGCTTCTTCAATATCCATAGCGAAACCTTGAGCACCTGCTTCTTCAATGTTCTCAGTCATTTTTTTAGCTACTTCATCACTATTTGCTATCAAATGCGCTGGATGGCACAACTCATGTCTTTCTGTATGCCATAAAAAATCTAAAAGCAATAATTCTTCCTTTCCAGGAAATAAACGTGTGCCACGTCCTATCATTTGAGAATATAAGGACCGAACTTTTGTTGGTCTTAAAACGACTACACAATCCACCGAAGGGCAATCCCAGCCTTCTGTTAGTAACATCGAGTTGCAGAGTACGTTATATTTATCATTGTCGAAATCTTCTAAAATTTCTTGACGATCCTTTGAATCTCCATTTACTTCTGCAGCTCTAAAACCTTTACTATTTAAAATGTCTCTAAATTTTTTGGAAGTTTTAACTAATGGTAAAAAAACAACTGTTTTCCTGTTTATGCAGTGTTTAACCATTTCTTCAGCAATTTGTTCCAAGTATGGATCTAATGCCGTTCCTAAATCTTTAGTAGAGAAATCGCCAGTTTGCTGTTTTACACCTGATAAATCTAATTTTAAAGGAATAGTTAGGGCCTTTATTGGTGATAGATACCCTTCTTTGATAGCTTGCACTAATGAATATTCATAAGCTAAACTTTCAAAATAAGAACCTAGATTTCTCATGTCTCCACGATCTGGCGTTGCGGTTACGCCTAACACATTCGATTCATCAAAATGTTTTAATACTCGTTGATACCCTTCACTGATACAGTGGTGAGCTTCATCAACTACTATAGTGTCAAAATAATCTGGTGGAAACTTACTTAAACGTTTTTCTCGTTGCATGGTTTGCACAGAACCAACAACTACTCTTAAAAAACTGCCTAGACTAGTCTGTTCTGCTTTTTCAGTTGCTGTTTTTAGCCCTGTTGACTTTTCTAATTTGTCAGAGGCTTGATCTAATAATTCACCACGATGAGCAAGGACGAGCACACGCTCGCCTGCCCTTACGCGGTCTTCAATTATTTTGCTAAATACTATCGTTTTACCACAGCCTGTAGGCAAAACTAATAATGTTTTCTTTTTGTTATTCTGCCATTCATTTTGAACAGCAGAACGTGCTTCCTCTTGATATGGTCTGAGCTTCATTACCGTCACCTTCTATGCAAGGATCGTAATACGACTAGAATCAATTTCTTCAGATAGTTCATTTTTTAGATACTCTCGAATATTTGTAATTGCTTGATTTCTCCATGCCCCACCATCTGCTTCAAAGATTGCACAACGAGGGCCATCTTTCATACGGAAAATAAATTGACTTTCAGGTTGTTCGACTTCTAAAAATGTTCGATACGGTGCAAGTTCTACAGGGTTTGGAACACGAACATCTGCTTTTGAAGCCACACCTTGGTTAATAGTGACTGCTTGGCTAACACCGTCATCTCCTGTAGTTTTTACATTTTCTTCAGCAATATTGCCAACAACTTTTAAAAGAATGCCACGGTCCTTGTTATTGACAAATTTTGACTGCAAAGCAATATTGAAGGTTTCAGTATCCATGAAACAATCAAAATTGAAAGTCGGGATAATCGCTTGAGCAACAGCTAATGTTTCACGTTCTCCATTTACTTCAAGCAAACCTTTTACTGAAACTGTCGCTTCATTTTTAATATGCACAATTAGTTTTTTTGATTCTCTCTCTAAATTTGCTTTAATATAATTCACTAATCCACTTAGTGTATTAATTCTTAGCGGTTCCTCTGCAGTGTAGACACGAGGTAAAATTTCTTTTCCTTGTCCTGCAGCATCTACTAAAATCCAACGTTCGTCGTTATCGAAATTAATCAATCGATTTTCTGGTTTGATTCCTTGTTCCATTAAATATTGAATTGCTTCTTTAGTCATTGTCATTTAATTATCCTCTTTTCTCTTGTAAGTCTATGATTTGTTTTTGCTTTGCTTCTTCTTTTTCAATTACATCAATTGGTTCACCAATATCTGTTTTGGGTTCCCCTGTTTCTGGATCCATATACGTTTGACCAGGGACTGAAGATTGAAGCTCATGTGCCTCAATCTGTCCTGTATTTAAATCTTTCCCTGTTAATACCGTTGTATTCACTCCATCAACTGGTGCTAATTTCAAACTAAAATCACTTGTCATTGAAACTACTTGACGATTTTCATCTGGTTTAAATTCTAACTTAATAGTGATTGCTCGCTTAGCAACTGGAGAAGTATTCGGATCATGAATATTTTCAAACAACTTTTTTAATTCACCATCTAATTTTTCTTGAATTGCTCCATTAGCTAATTTGGATAAATTTAATTCGATTTCTTTGCTCATAGTATTTTCCTCCTAAAATGCTCCTGGTTGATATCCCTGAGTTGGCTGTTGAGCTGGATGTGGTGCCTGTGGTGCTTGCCAATTGTTTTGTTGTGGCATTCCTGGTTGAGTTCCTTGAATTGGCTGTTGTAACTGTTTAACAATCTCAGGCATTTCTTTTGTTTGATAGTAGCTGTCGTCACTTGGATAGAAACGATCTACATCGTTGTATGTGTTGTTATTATATGAACGATGTTTAATTTTCACTGCACCTTTTGATCCAGGAACTAAAGTCCAATTCATTTGTAATGGCTCTCCTTTTTTCTTTTGGCCAATTGAAGCAAAGAAAGCGGACAATAACCCTTCTGTAGAAGTGTGCAAATATAAATTATTGAAGACGATGGCTGTCCCTTGAGCTGTTTGGATTTTCAATTCTAATTTAGCCATATTACAAGCTGGAAGTTTTGCATCCCCACTTCTAGGTGTATAACGAGATCTTTCGAATTTAACTACTTCAAAAATATAATCTCCTGGCTCTAACAATAAGCCTCCATCATTATCTTGTTGGATAGTATCGTCCCATCCTAATTCACGTTCTTGTTGAAATTGTTGTGTCATCATTTTTTCCTCCTAGTTTACTTTTTGTTTTCTAATTTCTTGAATCATCGCAAACACATCTGGCCAAGCTGCAACCAATACGCCATCAATGTAACCAAGATCATAATTCTGAATTGGGGTACCTGTTGGGTAATAACCTTTAGACTCTGTAGCTGCCATAATTTCTTCTGGTAAAACGTTGTTAGCTTTCATTAAATCGACTAAGTTTTGTGGAATACCTGTATAGTCAACCGATGAATCGTTAATAGATTGTACTTGTGGTTCTGACTGTAATTCTTGATGATTCTCTTGTACTTGCGGTTCCATTACTGGTTGTTGCACTGGCAAAGGATTCTTGGGCGCAAAAATATGTGCTAATCCAGCGAAGCTCATGTCCATTTCATCGGGTAAACTAAAACGATTCTTAGCATCCCAAGCTGGATGATGTGTCGTATAAATAACTCGTTTTCCACCTTGACCTTTAAACTTACTTCCTTTATCATCCGCAGCAATAGATAAAGTTTTGTAATTACAAAATAAAACCATATCTCCCCATTCTTTAGTTATTGAGGCTGTTTTAGCCGTCGTCTTATTACCTAATTTTAATTCCCAACGATCATAAGCACCCATTTCATCTGGCTGTTCAAACTTTACAATTTTGGCATGAGCTGTAAGAACAACGTTAATTCCTAGTTCCGTTAAATCTGATAGCTTGTTTAAGAAACGCCCAAATTCTTCTTCTAATTTTATAAAGCCCTCTCCATAACCAAATTGGGTAATACTTGTTTTATTTGCACTGCTAGTTATAAACTCAATACACAACCGTTCTGCCCAGTCTGCTGTATCTATAACTAATGTTTTACATGGCATTGTTTGCTTAACAAATTCAATCTGCTGCATCAACATACTCCAACTAGTTGGTTTATCCATTCGGGCAACGTTCATATTATTAGTACTTCCTTCAGTATCAATAAATAGTGGATCTGGGAACTCGGCTGCCAAAGTGGATTTCCCAATTCCTTCGGGTCCATAAATCACTGATTTTTGTGCTTTCGCAATTACTCCACGTGTAATGTTCATAAATTAGAATGCTCCTTTCGTCCATGTTGGTTTTGCTTGTTGAGGTGGGGTTCCGCCCCCAACTAATTTATTTTCAGTTACATATCCATCTTCAATAATGATGCTACATTCTTCCCCAGTAGACACTCTGGTAGCAATGGCTTGTAATCCTTCTTGTTGCAGCCACTGACTAAATTCATTCAGTGTAATCATATCCATCTGTTCCAATTTATCTAACAAAACAAAGCCACATTGAGGTTTTAGTTTGCGTACGATTGCAGTTGAAACTTTTAATTGATCTGAACCACTCATGTTGTCCCACTGCTGTCCTTTATAAACCAACTCACCATCTTTTACTGACAATTCAGGTAATGGCAAGTCAGCATTCTCTAATAACTTCATACGCTCTTCACGTACAAGATCAATTGCATCAGATAATTCTTTGTACTGATTTAAATAGTCTTCAGCTTCCTGTTCAGCTTTTTCTTTATCAAGATTTGCTCGAACTTTACGATTTATTTCGTCAATATTTTGAATATTTTGTTCTAATTCAGTAGTTGATTGATCTTGCAAATCTTGAGCGGACATTTTCGCTGTTGCTAAATCACTTTCTGTGATTTTGAGCTTTTCTTCCATTTGAGCTAACTGCTGACGGACTCTTTCAACTTCCTGCGTTTCATAATCAAACTGTGTTTGTAGGCGTTGAACATTTTCTCTCTTTTTTTGATTCTCACCATTCTTAGCTAGCACAGTTTGCTGTTGTTGAATTAAATCAAAAGTTGACACTAATTCCTTTGGTGCATCAGCATAATGAATTTGTTCTTCAGCGAACTTTTTCTTTTGATCTGCAATACGACCAACTTGATAGCGTTCGTTATATATTTCTTGTTCTTTTCGATCTAGCAACATTAATTGATCACCAATACCAATAATCTGTAATAAAGTGTTCGCTTTTTCTTTGCTTGTTGATTCCATGAATTTAGGTAAATCAATGGCTAATTCTTCTACAAAGCTATTGAGCAATTGTTGTCCGCCTTTATTTCCTTCTGGATCCAGAACGGTGAGAGAGCTGTTTTTACCTTTTCGCTCTACTACTAGACCGTTGTTCATGGTTATTTTTAAGTTTGGTGGATTCACAGAGCCTTCACGATAGGGATTTGAAGGTTTATACTTATTTCCACCCAAAGCCCATGCAATTGCATCTAAGACACTTGTCTTTCCTTGGTTATTATTCCCACCAAGAATTGTCAATCCATTTTCATTAGGTTGGATTACTACTGCTTTGACTCGTTTAACGTTTTCTACTTCTAAACTGTTAATCTTCACTGTCATGTTCTTTCACCTCTATCGCCAAGCTCTGATAAAATCTAGGAACAATCTCATGTAATTCTGATTCTGTAAATCGTTGTTTCAACCGAGTATTTTTTCGACTAGCAAACCAACAGCCATTTTTCAAACTTAAATATTGCGTTTCACCATCGGTTGTTTTTAAATCAGGTAATGAAATTACAAATTTCTTTTCTTTTTGCATTCTGTTCAATGCATCAGACAATCGTCGAAGTGAGTCAGTTGTTATTTGAACCGTACGTTTGCTAGCAGCGAGCATAATAGCAGTTGCACCATTAGCCATATTAGCCATTGAATAAAGCATAGTGGATTCCCAATCAAGAAAATCAGTAGATTTTAGCTTTTCAAACTCTTCAAAATAACGCTTTTCTCCGTAAGTCAACAATTTATTTACATCAGCTTTTATGACCGTTTTCGTCTTGTAAACCTCCCAAAAGTTATTCTGAGTTGGGAGTCCACCACCATACCATCTATACCCTTGAAACTCTAAAAATTCCATTAAACTTTCGTAATCTTCATGCTTTTTAACGTGGTAATATTTTGCCATTTAAAAACCCTGCTTTCCGTGATATAATTTACTTGTATAATTTTGCTTAGTGGCTTACTTCGTCTGCAAACGAGGTAGGCTCTTTTTTCGATTTCATTCATTGTTTAACATCCCACTTCGTTTAGCATTTTTTGATAGATTATTTCATAACAATCCAATTCTTTTTGAAAATGTTTTAACGTATGGATATCTTGTTTCATTGGGTGTTTAGCACTTTCATGGCGTACTGTGTCTTGCAATGATTCAACCTTTTCTCGGACGGTTTCACGCACTAAGAAAGCCTCATTTTCATTCAACATCTTTTTCTTTCCTTTCAATCGTTTTTTCATATAAATCCCACTGGACTTCTGTATCATTTGCAAACCATGTAAGACTTGCGCTACCAGCTATAGCCACTAACCACCCCACAGGAGTACTTAGTGCTAATATTGCCCCAACTATAGCTAACCATATGAAAGCGCCTAGTAAGCGTGATTTATACAACTCTTTCATCACAACCGCCTCCTGTAAGCAACGCTGGCAAACAATGCTATGACACCAAACATTCCGGCTTGAATAAAATGACCAGTAAATATATCAACTAATGCTATCAGACTAAATACTGTCGTGGTTATTATCGTTAAAGCTCTCATAGACGTTGCCCCTTATTCTCTAACTCCATTTCCCTTAAGAATTCTAATTCACTTTGAAATTGCTCCATTTTCCTACTAGTCAACATGTCAGCTTTTTTTAAGGCTTCACGATCTTCTTGAATAGCCCTTCTATCATTTTGAATCCACTTTAGAATTTGTTTTTGTTGTCTTTCGCTATACCCCATAATCAGACAACCTTCGTGATATTCGCTCGTTCTGCATCTGCAATTCGTCTATTATTGATAATGTCTAGCACACGCTTCTGACTTTCAATAGGCGGTGATACTGGCGGATCGTACATTCCTGTTTTTGGATTAACAAAAATTTCTGTACCGTCAGCTAAAAATGATCGTACTTTTATTTCTTTTGGCAAATAGAACACATCCTTTCAATTGAATACCTGTTATGTTAGCTGCTTATTTTTAAATGTTAATATGATAGATTTTTTCTTCTCTTCCAAATGTACGAAATTTTCGTATTCGTTACCTAAAAAAATATCATCGTATTTAACAGCAAATGCATCCATATATTTTTTTAGCAAACTGTCTTTTATATTTGATGAATCTTTTTCCATATTTTGAATAGTTCTAGAAGTTACTTTAAACAGGTCAGCCAACTCCTCTTGTGTTAATCCGTATTCAATCCTTAATTCTTTCAATGTTTTCATAAATTATACCTCCCTTCTATGCAACAACTATAATACGATTATTTCGTATTGTCAACAACAAAATTCGATTTTTTCGTATTTTTCTATTTACATTCTTACTATCTTTTCGTATAATATGAAATATAAGGAGGTGTAATCTTGGAAGACAAACAACGTAACTTTATAATAGCAACTAATATAAAGAAGTATCTTAAAGAAAGTAATATCACACAAAAAAAATTAGCTGAAGAAATAGGAATATCACCATCAACTATGAGCGATTATATGAATCTTAGATCAAATCCTTCCCATGGTGTAATCCAAAGAATAGCTGATTATTTTAAAATTAAAAAAAGTGATATAGATACAACTTATAAAGAAAACAGCGACCCTTCGTCTATAGAGTCTATCTATAGTATTTTAGAACCAGAAAGACAAAAAATTGTATATGATACTGCGAAAGAACAATTAGCACAACAAAATAAATCTTCTAATAATGTGGTTAACATTAACAAGAAAAAATACGATACTTTAGCTGCGCATTCACCAGATCCTGATAAAATATTTACTGATGAAGAGAAACTTAAAATTAATCAATTTCTAGATAAAGTGGATGCTGATTATGATAGAAAGCAAAAAGAATGTAAACATCTTTTTGATGATGAATCAGATGATAAAGAATAATTTTCAGGAGTATTTTATGAACGAATATGAACTGTTGGTGTCAGAGGTACAGAAAAAAGCACCAGTTATTGAAACAGATTTGTTTCAAAATACTGGATGCTATGGATTGTACCGTGATGGTAGAATTTATATTGAAAAATCGTTGAGTCTAGTTGAAAAAAGAAATGTGTTAGCTGAAGAACTTGGCCATCACTATACTTCGTTTGGCGATATATTAAACCAGGATTGTTTAGAAAATCGCAAACAAGAATTAAAAGCTAGACAATATGCTTTAGAACAACTAGTCACTTTAGATGATTTAATTAAGTGTTCAGAATCAGGATTCAGTAATCATTACACGTGTGCTGAATTTTTAGGAGTAGACGTTGAAACGCTAAAAAATGTACTCGCCTATTATCGACAAAAATTTGGTGATACCCATTTTTATAAAGGAAGAATTTTTGAGTTTAATGATTTATCAGTCATGATTTTAAATACAAATTTACAATAAAAAAGCCCCGTGCTACAACACGGAACTCTTTCCTCATTTATGAGAATTATTCAATAAATACATTATATCAGAAATGGGGAGTTTTAAAAATGAAAAAAAGGGTTATTTTAACTTCACTACTACTACCTATTATTTTTATATCAGGTTGTAGTGCCAGTGGTAACGATGATAAAACAAAAGAAGCGGAAACGTATGAAAAAAAACAAACTACCAAAATACCTGAAAATAAATTGGGAATAGATTCAAAAAAAGTAATAGAATCTAATTTAAATGAATTGACCGAAAGTAAATATGAACTTACTAATAAGTATGATTCCTATCTGACATCAAAAAATCTAAAAGTTGAAATATTTAAAGAAAGTTTGTCACCGATTGCTTTTGCTTTGTTCACAAAAACCAATGAAAAACACCCTTCTGCGCTAACCATTTTTTCTACTATGAGACTTGCAAATAGCGTAGTAGAAAAAAAGTTTGATGATTTAATTCTTGTTTTAGAAAATAGTATTCCAGATAATTCAAAAAAATATACTAGTAAATCTGAAAATTCAATAGATGAGAATAAATTTGTCACTTTTGTTTTTAACAGTGATTTAAATAGTAATGATTTAGACGAATTATTAGCAGATGTACTAGCTGGTAAGGATAAAAAGGCGCAAGAAACAACTGCTTCTTCCTCACAATCTAGTAAAGTTCCTCTGGAATACACAAATGCAAAGATAAAAGCTGAAGAGTATATTAACCACAGCTCTTTTTCAAAAATTAGCTTATATAAACAACTTCAGTATGAAAAATTTTCTGATGAAGCAGCAAACTTTGCAGTAGAAAATATATCTACCAATTGGAATAAACAAGCAGTAAATAAGGCTAAAGAGTATATGGAAAGTATGGATATCTCTAAAGAAAAATTAAAAGACCAGTTGTTATATGAAGGTTTTACCGATTCAGAAATAACTTATGCCTTAAACCATATATAAAAGGACGTGTTTTACATGAAAGTAGGAATGCGTAAACCAAGTATAAAAAAATCAATAAGTGCTCGTACTACTGGAAAAGCTAAACGTAAGCTTAAAAAAGCAGTAATTCCTGGTTATGGGCAAAAAGGAACTGGTTTCATTAAGAACCCCAAAAAGGCTATGTATAATAAAGTGTATAATAAAACAACTTTTAGCTTTTGGGATTTGTTCAAGTAAAAGGAATAGCCTTAGGGCTTTTCTTTTTCAAAAAGTAAGAACATACATTCGAAAGGAACTATACTATGAATAAATATGATGTT